GTAAATGCTAAGAATGGAGGTGATAAAGTAGTATTATGGGGTGATGGTAACCAAACTAGAGAATTAATTTATATTCAAGATGCTGTTGATATAATAATTAAATCCTTAACTTGGAATAAACAAATTCTTAACTTATCTTCAGGCAAAGCAAATTCAATAAAAGAATACGCTCAAACAATATGTAATATAGTTGATTATGATTATAATTTAATTGAGTGGGATACCAACGCTTTTGTTGGCTCACGTAATAAAAATTTAATCAATCATCATTTATTAGATTATCAATTCACTTCATTAAAAGATGGTTTATACGAAACAATAAAATATTATGAAAATAGAAAAATAACATGGGGGATAAAATAAGTCAAAATAAAAGATTAAATTATAAAAATTATGAATTTAAATATGCTTAAAATAGGCATGGTTGTTGTTGGAAGAAATGACGGGTATAAAGATTTTGAACGTGGTTTAATTCATTTTAAATCAATGTTGGATACATTTGATGAAATAACTTATATTGATTGGAATTCTCCTAAAGGTTCATTTTTATGGGAAATACAAGATCAATTACCTAAAACAGGAAAAATAAAACATTTTGTAATACCACCTGAAGTTGTATCTCAAATTATAGTACATCCTCAAGCTCAACAATGTAATGAAGGATTAAGTAGAAATATAGGGATTAGAAGAAGTGAATGTGATTGGATAGTTTCAACTAATATTGATATCATCCCACCTAAACGTGAAGATTTATTAAAATTAATAGAAACATTAGATTCAAATACATTTTACACTATATCTAGACGTGAAGCACCTAAAGATATAGTTTACAAATACGGACATGAAAACTGGAAACAACTTCAAGAAGAATTATACAATACTATCCCAGAAAGACATTTTCCAGCTATGGTAACACCTAATGATAAATTTAGTTTAATTAATTGTTGTGGTGATTTTCAAATGGCTTCTAAACACGTATGGGATAAAATAAAAGGATTTGAAGAAGATATGATATTTGCTTGTTTTGTAGATACTAATGCTCAAAAGAAAGCTATATTAAACGGTTTTGGATTAAAAGATTTATATAATCCACCTTTATTCCATATTGAACATGGTGCTTATTATACTAAAGAAGATGGTACTAGAGTATCAGATCCTACTAATAAAGGATCATATACTGGTGATACAAAAGCATATAATGACGCTTGGGAATATGTTGAATGGTTTAAAAAATCAAACAATACTAATGATTGGGGACTAGGTAATATAGATATTGAATTTGAAATAATTTAAAATAAAAAATATGATTTACGGATTTTATAACAGAAATGATGTTAAACAAGAAATAATAAATCGCGCCATAACTTTATCTAGACTATCCGCAGCTAAAATATTTGCTGGAAGGAAAAACTTAGATTTAAAATCATTTTTAAAAATATATGGTATTAAAAAAATAAAATAATATTATGAGTATAAAAAACTTTGGACAAAAATTAAAAATGGAAGAATCTAACTCAACTAAAGTGAAAAAAGAAAAAGAAATATTTATAGAGAATATTACTTTATTAGAACAATGTATTAAACGTGTAGAAGTTTTAATAGGTGGGTTCGCTGTTGATTTATGTAATTATGAAGATCCATTTTGGATGGTAATTGAAAATATGTTTTTATTAAAATATGGTGAAAATATTTATGAATTAATATTCTGGTATTTATATGATAGAGTAGATGAAAATGGAAAAATATATCCTTTAATACTTGAAGAAGAAGGTAAAGAACCAAAAGAAATAAAAATAAAAACTCCAAATGATTTATGGAATTTTATAGAAAAAAATATTAAATAAAAAATAAAAATGGAAACAACACGATTCTGTAAATGCGGAGTTCAAATACCTCCAGCGAGATTAAAAATTTTACCTAATACTCATACATGCGTTAATTGTTCAGATGCTAAACCTAAAAAACCAGTTATAGTGCAACGTGGAAAAGGTGACCATACATATACTGAAACAGTTATTTTAGATCATGATGATTATGTTAAATATTCTGAAGAAGAAAATAAATTCAGAAAACGTACTATGCCTATAATACAAACCGATTTATCTGAGATCAATAATAGTATAAATAATACTAAAACAACTGTAGATAATAAAAATAATGCCTAAAGCTCGTCCTTTAAGTAAAAATGAGATAGTAGCAGCTATGGATAAAACTAAATCTGTTAGAGCTGCTGCTAGATATTTAAACTGTTCATATCAACATCTAAAAAAATGGATGGTGTTTTATGATGGTAAAGAAGGAGGTACTTTATTTGATCAACATAAAAATCAAAGTGGTAAAGGTATACCTAAATTTTTAAGTCATACTCCATTTGGTAGAAAAGTACCAGCTATATTGGATATAATTGAAGGTAGAGCAGATCCATCTAATTTTAACCCTCAAAAGATTAAATATAGACTTATTGAAGGTGGTTATTTAAAGGAAGAATGTTATAAATGTGGTTTTCATGAACGTCGTTTATTAGATTATAAAATGCCTCTTATATTGCATTTTAAAAATGGTAATAAACAACATTATACTTTAAACAATCTTGAAATGTTATGTTATAATTGTTATTATCTTTATGTAGCTGATTTATACACTGATAGACAAATAGAAATAACAGAAGATCATGTTCCTGCTAAAGAAAAACAAGTAGATTGGGAAATAGATGAATATACTAAACAACGATTTAGAGAATTAGGTTTATATGAAAATAAACCCCCAGACGATGGTTCTGAATTTATATCGAGGGTTTAATATTTATAATAAACCATATTATGAAAAAACATAAAAAACATGATGAGATTGTTCGTAATTATGAAAAACAAAAATCTAAACATCTTGAAAAACTAGCAACTAAAATGCTAGATAATGAAGAAAAATTTAATAAATTAAAAGAAAAAGAAACAAGTTTAAAATTTTTAAATCTATTCTAAATGGTCCCAGAAATAATAGTAAACAATGATGATGAACTTCAAGATATGATAGATAATAAAGATTTTAAAATAGCTGAATCTATTATATCTTCTATTCTTAATAATATTAATACTAAAAAACAACATATTCATGTATTATCATTTAATATATTAGAAGAAGATAAAACATTAGATATAACATTAGAAAAAAAGTTTTTTATAGAAACATTAGAAGAAAATCTTAAATATTTTGTTGAAAAAGAAAGATATGAAGATTGTCAAAAGATAGTTGAAACAATTAATATATTAAAAAATAAAGAAAAAAATGGCAAGTCCCGCAAACAACAACCCAAATAAAATAAGCTTTGGAGAACGAAAAAAAGGTAAAGCAAAAAAGTCTTATAACAAACATGATAGAAAAGAACGCAATTATAGAAGACAGGGACGTTAATGTACCAATGACTGCTTTAGAGTTTTTTTTATCTATGCCTGATAATTTAATATTAGATGTAATTAAATATGATCCTGAAGGTACAAAAATGATGTGTTTAGCTTTAAGTTTAGAATTAAATGGTATTATTTCTAAAAAAGAAAACTCTGAAATATTTTTGGAAAACTAAAAAATGTTTTTTACCTTTAGTTGTAATTTAAGGTTATGAAATATAGATATGAACATTATTTACCTCCAACATTTCATATTAGTAATATAACTGGAAAGAAATTTATAGTTCCAAGTTGGATACCTGTTCATCTTGAAGCAACATTAGATGATATAGAATGGATTAAACCAGACTATGATGGGGTTAAAAAGACTATAAATGAAAATATAAAAGAAGAGAATTGGAGATTTGAATCCTCAAGTGAACCAGGAACATTTTATACTGTGGTAAAAAAAGGAGATGAAATAAAATGTAATTGTGCCGGGGTGAGAAGATCAAAAACAGGTGAATGTAAACATATGAAAGAAGTAAAAAATCTTTTAAAATCTAAATAATATATGAGAGGAAGACCACCAGTAGTTGAAGATAATATTCGTCCAAACAAATTTGAGGTGCATTATGAAAATAATGATTCAACTGAAGTATGGAAATATGATTTAAAAAAAAGTACTGGCCCTATTGAAATAATAATTGAGTATAAAAAAGATATAATTAAAGGTTGGGATTCAAAATTAAAAGAAGCTAAAATACAAAAAAGAATAGATAAACAAATGAAACAAATTCAATCTAAATCAAAGAAAAATGTCCGCAACAAGTAAACATTATGGTGATGTAGGTATATGGATTGAAAAGATTATTGAATCTTGTAAAACTATAGAACAAGCAAATAATTGTTATACATTAGTCCATTCATTTTATAAAAAATATCATCAACATAGTGTATATAAGCATTTGTATTTTTTAATAGAAAATAAATATAACGCTTTATTACATCAAAAGTATCATACACATACATCTTATAAATAAATATGAAAACAATAATATTAGGAGACATGGATGTAAATGGAAATATAAACAAACGCAGTATAGTGATTGGTGACATTCACGGTAGAGATGTTTGGAAAAAAATAATTGAACACGAAAATCCAAATAGAGTAATCTTTATAGGAGACTATTTTGATTCATTCGATATTCCCGGAGTAGACCAAATTCATAATTTTAAAGAAATTATTGAATATAAACAAAATACAAAAACAGAAGTAATAATGTTAATTGGTAATCACGATTATCATTATTTCCCAGAAATTGGGGATTGTGGAACTAGTGGTTATCAAAGAGGTATTGCTCCAAATATTATTCAAGTAATAGATGAAAATAGACATCATCTTCAAATGGCTTACAATTTTGGGGATTTTGTATTTACTCATGCTGGTGTTAGTGAACAGTTCATGGATCAAACGTTTGGTAAAACAAATTGGAATGTAGAATCAATGGTGGTTGATTTAAACGAAATGTTTAAATATAAACCCTTAGCATTCATGTTTAATGGATTTAACGCGTATGGAGATGATCTATGGCAAACACCCATTTGGATTAGACCAAAGTCATTAATGGAAGTAAACCGTGATTATTTAAGAAAAGAAATAATCCAAGTTGTTGGACACACCTCAATGAAACAAATAGATATTGAAGGTAAAGCAACAGGTGATAGATATTATTTTATAGATTGTTTGGGTACCTCAGGAGAATATCTTATCATTACGGACGGAGAAGTAACTGTTAACTCATATAAAAATTATGGAAAATAAAGATTATATTTTACGTAGAGATCATTTATTAAAAATAATGCATAAGCAAAATATTTTAATAAGTAAAGAAATAGAAGATACAACAACTAAAGTATACTCTAAAAGAGGTAGAAAACCTGCTCCATCAAAACGAATTGAATCTAAAGTTAATACTAAAACATATTCTCCAAAAAGATTTAAAAATAAATTTGGCTAAATAAAATCGTTATTTTATCTTTATAAAAATAAAAGTTATGACACCTAGAGAAAGTATAACAAAAAAATTAAATACAGAATCTAAATTTGGATTTTTAGGTGATGAAATTCAATATATAATTAAAGATTGGGTATCAATGCATTCTCAACATCAAACTAAAGTTGAGATTCATTTTGACCCAACTAATGGTATATGGGCTGATGTTGAGTTAAATAAAGAATCAATATTTAGATATTTTTAATATAAAAATTAAAATATAATATACTATACTTTAAAGATTAATAATGGAACTAATCAC